TGATCTTGTGTAAATCCAAAGTATTGGTAAATATCTCTAAAGGATTTATTTAAGTATTTGCTAACTTCTTCCGAAACATCCATTCCAATAAGTTCTGGATTTCCGATAAAGTTTTTATTATCATATACTATTGATTCATCACATAGGATATCTAATATATCTTCTATTTCATCATGAGTTGAAAATTTTCTTAGTTCATCTCTTTTACCTTCATAACCTTGGTCGAAGAAAGGGATGTTTTTCCTCATGGTAGTGTCTGCCATCGATAATGCAGCAAACGCACCATACATATTGTCGTCATCTAGACCCATCTGATTCATTTGGCCGTAACCAAATTCATCCTCTACGGGACCTATTGCCTGTGATTGTCTTAAGACTAAATCATCATAGAACATACCAAAAGACGAAAGTCTTTTTAGTGTGTCGCTGAGGGTGAATGATCTTTTACCAGTGCTTAGTGGTCCATTTCTTTCTATAAATCCTGCCATGTGTTCAATTTACAATTGTATTATACTTCTCTTTATATATTCTTTTTTCTACGATGATCTTCAAATAACTTAATTAGTTGCTGTTTATTAATTCCCTGTAAAGAATCAAAGTCACATATTGCCATTTTACACCAATCCTTATACGCAACAACAGCTTGATTTTTCTTACTAGAAGGTTTATATCTTCTTATTGCAAAATCGTAACCAAATGATTCTAAATATTGCTTTGCTCCCTTATATGAAAAGGTTGGCAAACCTTTTTGTTTTTTAGCATCTTCCTTTTTAGAAGCGGATTTAATAGAAGACTCATATCTGTTATAAATCTCATCTAGAAATTCTTCTCTAAATTTAGGAGGTAGCATTGTTATATTTATTCCTATATCATCACCATCATAGGGATCTAACGCGAGGACTACTGGATTATCATCATACCATTTGATTTCTTTGGTTATTGGTGTATATTCAAACACATACATTTTACCTGGTACGAATCTAGATCTAATAGATCCTACTGCTTTTTCTTTATTATCTTTAAGGCTTTTTTCAAACCACTGGTTTGATTCCTTAGAAGCCTTAAGCTTTCCCTTTCCCTTTGTTAATTTTCTTATTTCTTCTTTAATATAACCCATTGATGATAGTGTCTTCTGTAAGAACTATAAAGTTCCAATTTCTTTGAGAGCAGAATTCTTTAGCTGCATTATATTTATCCATATTTTTAACATATTGCTCTGCCAAAAATTTATAAGATTTAAGAGCCTTCTTAGAGTTTACCTTAGGTGGCTCTGGTTTCTGTATTTGTTGTTTAGGTTTTATTTCTACTAGATATTCTTTAGTAGTTTCATCTGGCTGAATTGCCTTAAAATAAAAATCAGGGTAATATCTTCTTTTAGTAGAATCCTGTCTTGACCAATATGGTATTTCAACAGGTTCACTTGACCATATACTTACTTTTTCATTTTTGTCACACCACATCATAAACTTACGCTCCCAAGAACTTCTATATATGATCGGAGTAGGTCCGGCATATTTAGAAGGATTATTAGGTTTATAATAACCTTGATTGAATCCTGAGTTTTTAGTTGGTTTGACATTCTTTATTGACATTAGATGCTATAAATTCCTGTTTGATTTTCAGAGTTACCTGATCCCTTGTCGATAGACAAGGTTCCTTTGTATTTTTGAGGATGTATTTTGTTCCATCCCTTTGCATATCCTCTTTTAGCAATCTCTGTAAAGTATGCAAATGCATTTGGATATTTTGGATTAAAATTTCTCCAGTATTTTAAAAGATCTAATATAGCAAATTGTAGGCAATCGTTCCTATCATCCTCGCTGACATATCTCATTCTATTAATCGCCTTTTCAGCCAAGAGAATTAACATTTTTTCGGCATCCTTTGTCAATTTATCCTGTTCTTTTGAAAGGACCATTTGATCAAATAGATCTCTGTTATTTAAATAGTTTCTTGATTTTCTTCTTTTAGCCACAATGTTGTTGGTTTATTTATAGGGATTATACTCATAAATTGTAAAAAGTTTATTAACCTAAAAAAGGGACCAATGGTCCCTTTTCTATTTACGATGATACGTCTTATGCGCTTAGAGCTTCGATCTTATCTTCCCATAATTTGATCTCTGAATTAATTAAAGCATCAGCGGCTTTAATTTCTTCAATTGATTTATCAGCATCAGCTAGTAAACCTCTTTGATCTTTTAAGAAAGAGATCATATCTTCATACTTTGTCGTTTCTTCAGATATCTTAGCGATTTCTAAAGCTTCTCCTTCTAGCATTTCAATTACTATAGGTGAAGCGTCTTCTGTTGTTTGTTCTTTAACATAAGATACTGCTTCGTTCGCACTGGCTTTAAAGAATTTAGATAATTTGGTGTCTTTGTTGAATCTTGAAATAAATAGACTTTCATCTAATTTAAATAAATCAACAGTGACACCTCCCTTCTTAAACGTAGTAGCGAAGTCTAAATACATGAAGTTTTCTACAATTGTAGGAAGGTTTTCAAATAATTCAGCTTTATTTTTGTTTTCATATCTAACTAGTCCGCTGGCTAATACGTATGTTGAAAAAGATTCTGAAATCAAAGAAGTTCCGTTGTGGAAAGTTCCTTCTTCGATATTATAAATAAATTTTGAACCTTTATTATACCATTTGATATCGTTTCCTACTATATCAAAGTTTTCGAATACAGTAATTGCATTTAAGAACTCTTTATTAGTTGGTCTTTCGATAATCTCGATGTTGTTTTCTTTTATTTCGTACGCTCTATTATTTAAATAGAATTGAATGTTTTCTTCAATTTTTACGAAAGGTGCTAACATGTTTGTCATTTTGTTATTCGTTTAATTTTATTGTTTAACTATATATCTAGATCGTTTTCATCAATTATATTAGGATCGTCAGGTTGTGCCTGTATTTGCTCGTCCTTAGCTTCTCCTCTATTTGAAGTTACTGATTTTTGTTTTATTTCAAACATTCTATTTCCAGCATGAAATTCGCTATTTCCTCCTGAACCATATCTGTATGCTCCTGAACCTGGATTTCCATCAGGTGTGTTTGAGAAAGAAGGTATAAATGAATTTACTTCAATTGGGAATGTAATTTTATATTTGTCTTTATCATCGAATCCAAAATCTATCGGAGCCTCTACTGTATAGTCGTCTGGTAAAGAATAATATGATGGTAATCTATAAGTTCCTTCGTTTAAGTGTCCTACTTCTACATTAAAATAATTAGATTTGTAGAGTTTTTTTATAATCATCTCTGTTATCTTTAATGAATCTAACATAGAAGATACTAGTATTTCTATATCGAAATTTAAAAGAATAGGAATCATTTCGAATTCGGATGTATATGCCTGTAAAGATCCTTCTTCATCTAATCTTGAATAATTTCCCATTATTCTTTTATTTACTAGCTTGGAAGATTCTATTGAAACAGATGAAATCCTAGCAACTCCTCTTGGAATTACATCATAATTACCATCTGCAAATCCAGGATCAGGATAACAATCTTCCCCAGATGGAGTCGTAAATAAAAAGTTATCTCTTAGAAACTGATCGTCTCCTGTTATAGAATAGTAAAAGGGAACATCTATGTCCTTTCTTTCATCAGCACTGACCTGTCTTTGAAACCAAACTTTGTTATTTAAGTCTGCTAACAGACCTATGATCACGTGTCTAATTACAGAATCGTCGGTATTATATTTAAGATTGTATGTTGCCATTTATTATAAGTATCTTGTAGCTGCTCTTTTCCAATTAGGTAAACCAGACATTTTTAATCCGGCTGCTTTAACGAATGTTCTCATGGAAATATCATTAGCATCTTTCATAAATTCGTAGATTTCTTCTTTTTCCTTTAATGGTAATTCAGTAGGTTCTAAATGTGGAAGAAGTAATTTCATTCTTTCCATTAGAGTTGCATCATCTGGATTAACATCTACTAAAATAGATCTAGATCTGATAGCTCCATCTGGATCTGCCTTTTCTTTTGCTAAATTAGAAATAAAGATTACTCTTCCTGCAAATTCAAATGAATTAGGAACAATTCCGTTTTCTTCTAAATTAAATGCTTCTTCAGGGCTTACGTCTTTAGGATCGTATACTGCTTGAGTCTTCTTTAAATAAGAAATTTTTCTTATTTTCTTTGTATCTAGTGCGGCTTTCATTAAGTTTCTACCATTTTCATCTCTAAATACTGCATCACAATCATCAAAGATTAATGTCTTAGTTCTATATTGATAAAATTTCTTATACATCATAATAACTGATGCTGCACCTGAAACCATAACATAATCTTCTTCGTCAACAAGACCTTCATCTTTCATTGCTCTTTATACATTATATGTTTTACCCGTACCTGCTCTACCTGAAATAAATAAGGAGTTAAATGCACCAGCAGCAACTCTTCTAGATATTTCGTAAATATCTTCCATTGTTTCTGCGAGATATTTAACTTTATCATTAAGAGTCATGTCATTCTGTGTCTCAGCGGCAGTAGGTTTTATATTAACCTGTTGTCCTTTCTTAATATTCATGATTGAAGAATAAGGAACCTGTAATTCATCTGCTATTTTATTGACTGCAATACCTCCTGCCAATTTAGCCTCTATCATCTTAACTTCTTCTTTAGAAAATGCTCTTTTAGTTCTTCTTTCTAATAGCATTGACTCTTGTATAGAAGAAGCATATTTCTTATCCATTAATCTAACAAATTCTCCAACTAATTTTACAATTGGAAATGTTTCAGATGAAATAGAAAAATCAGATTTAGCGCTTGCAGCATCTGAGAAATAGATTATAGAACCTATAATACCAGGGTTTTTAGCTGCAGATGCAGTTACCATAAATGCTTCAGTACCTTTACTTGAGTAAAACATAACACCAGAACCTTGATCGGTTACCATTTCAAATGGAAACTTTTTAAAATCCTTCTTTGTTTTTTTATTTACGAATCGTGCTATTATTGAAGATGCTTTATTTAAAGAAGGGTTTACAAGTTCAATAGAACCCGTTTTCATCGCTTCATTTAAATACTGATCGTATTTTAAGATCTTATTATTCATGCTTAAGTGAAATCTTTTTATTTGATTTATATATCTTTATTCTATAACCTCTATCTCGAGTTTAGAGAATCCATTTTCTCTATATATTTGTATCTTTTTATCAAAAAGTTCATGGGGTAGAACTGTATGGTTTATAACAAACGTATTTATTTTACTTTCTTTAATTACAGTACTTAATATTTTAAGAATATTATGAACACCGTCTGCATCAACTGAACTTAATAATTCATCAAGAAATAATAGGTTTAATTGAGGAAATCTTAATTTAAGTATTTTGATGATCGCAATGATAATAATAAAATCTGCTTTCTTTCTTTCACCTGTCGATAAAGTCATTGGATTTATCTCTTCACCTAAATGATTAATAAGACAATCGAATTTTTCATTAAATCTAATGTGAAAGGGAAGGTGCATAGTTTGACCCATTGCAGCTATATTTGCATTAAGACCTGGTAGAATAGTTTGTATCGCTAGGTTTTTAACGCCATCTTCGCCTAAAACTTCTTCTATTATTTCTAAGAAGTTATAATTACCAGAGGTTTCATCTTTTAAATTTGACTTTGATGATTCCTGTGTTTCAAATTCTTCAATGATTTGTTTTAGGTGTGAAAAGTCGTTATTAGAGTTTAAAGAATTCTTTATCTTTACTAGTTCATTTTTTAAATTTCTAATATTAGTATTAATGGTAGATACTTTATCGTTAATTGCCTTGTCTTTAATTCTTAAATCTGCAATATTAGATCTGATGTCATTTACGCTATCTTCTGCTTTTGAAATATCCGAAGGAAGAGAATCTGCCTTAGATTCTATTTCTTTCTTTCTTTCTTGGTGAAAAGAAGATGTTAATTCTCCTTCACATGTTGGACATTGCTCAGTTTCATAAAGTGCTAGCTTTTTCTTTAATTCTACTAACTCATATTTAAGTGAAGTATATTTAGATTGTTTTTCCTGTAAGTCGGTAGAATTAGAAGAGATCATATTTGATACCTTCGTACTAGCTTCTTCTAATTTGATTCTATTAGAGTCATATTTCTTAAGGCTAGTTTTTAAAGATTCTATTTCTTCTTTGTTTTTAGTATCGGCCTCTGCTAATAATTGATTTAATTTCATATTAACAGAAACTATGTTTTCACTAAGCTGACTTAATTCCTTTTCATAAGAATCTAATTCTATTTTAAGATCTCTTCTTTCATCTTTGATTTGCTTTTGCATATCGTTAAGGATAGAGAATCCGAACATTTTATCAATGATTTGCCTTTTATCATGATTTGTCATTGTTAAAAAAGACTTAAAGTCATTTACTGATAAAATAATAATATTCTTAAATACATGATATGGTATACCGAAGATCTCTTCTTCTAAATAATCTTGGACTGATTTTTTACCAGCTTTATCAAATTCAATTCCATTTAAAAGAACTTTAAATCTGTTAGGCATTAAACCTCTTTCAATCACAACTACTGTTGATTTACATTGGAGTTCTATTCTTACCCACAATTCCTTGTTGATTCTATTTGGAAGGTCTGCCATCTTAACACCTTCTACTTTACCATAAAGTGCGTATACTATTGCATTCGCGATTGTTGTTTTACCATGGCCATTTTTACCAAGAGTCAATAACAACTCCGCCTTATCATCTTCGAATTCTATTTTTTGAATTGAATTTCCGTATGATGCAAAGTTTTTAAATTCTATTGATTTGATTTTCATGCTTCGTTATCGTAATTATATGCACATTTATCATGCAAGTTTTTTAAACTAGTCTTAACTCTTTTTCTAGTTTCGTCATCATGTGGTAAACCATCAACGAACATATTACATAAGTGTAGAATGTTATAGTTCTTATAGAGATCTTCTATTTCATCCATATCATAAAGGTCCTTGTCTAAAAAGGAATCCAATTCGTATATGTTTGGTTCTATTCTTCTACTTATTTTTTGTATTTTGTTTATTAACCTAGATAGTGCACTTGTCGTCGCAATATTAGAAGGAACATATAAGTCTACATAGTTATTTCTAATCTTATCTTTGAATTCACCGAGGGAAACATTGTAAAGACCTGTGAGATAAAGTTTTACGAACTTAGGTGATATAGTATTTTCATAAAAGGTTTCTTCCATTGTACTTAGATCAACCATGTCAAAGCCCTTGATGTTGTCTGAATCAGATCTTGTTAATTCGTAAGGAGTTCCTACTAATCTTAACTTTCCTTTAGTTTGTCTATAGTGAATATGACCTGAAAAAACTGCATCATAATTTTTATAAGAAATAGTATCTGTTCCGTGGTGGTTTTTAACTTTGGAATTTAAAGAAACTCCTGAAACTTCAGAGTGACAAAACACAATATTTGAGTTTGGAAATTGAGCTAACGTTTCTGCCTCATGAGATGAATCTCTTCTCCATGGCATCAACAAAACTTTCTTTCCTCCCCATTTAAATTCCTTAGGTTCCTTATATACTGCTACGTTTGGAATCCATTTTAAAGAATCTATTGAACTTACATCATTAGAATTTTTAGCCCATATATCGTGATTACCGCATATAACATGAACTGGCAGAATTTCACCTAATCTTTCGAAAAGATCTACTGCATAGTGTAAAACTCTTAAGTTTATACTCTGTCTATTATCAAATGCATCTCCAACCTGAACTAATATGTCTCCTTTTTTGACATCTCGTAAAAGCGTTGGAATAAATTGGTTTTCGTAAAAATCTTTCTGTGTCTGTAACCATTCCAGAGAATTAGAACGAACCCCAAGGTGCATATCTCCGAGAATCCAGATTCTATTTACTGGTTTCTCTAATACCTTTGGATCTATCATTTTTAGAAAAGTTTATTTATATTCTTTCTTTTTAAAACGTTTGTTTTCTTATCAAGCTCTTGAATAAGGGCTTCCTTATATTTGTTACTTAGCGAAGAATAAAATTTAGTGGGATTGATGTTGAAGTAATCGCATAATTCTGAAAATAAATCTATTATAGAAAACTTTGCACTTAACTCGTCATACATGAATCCATACACTTCGTTTATGTCTAATTTTCTTAACTTTGTTATTTGCTGGAATTCATCTACTTCATTAAACTTCTTAAATCTAGAAGCTTCAATTAATTCATGAATTTTATTTCTAATTTGGGTACTTTCGATTTTATCTTCTTCATCTCTGTTATCGGTATATTGTGGGTTAAGATTAAATGAAATAGTTCCATTTAATTCAAAGTCTCCTCCGTCTTCGAAAGTGTTGTCAAATATTTTATCTCTTTTTGTTCTCATTATAAACTATGTATGTTTGAGTTAGTAATTTCGTCAGTTTCAGTAAGTCTCATAAAATTGTAATTAATTCCTAATTTACATTTTGAACCTCTACCTTCACCGTCACGTATCTTTAATATTTTGAGCCAATATTCATAACTTGCTCTCATCATATCGTCTTGTATAATACCAAGCATAACATCAGCTGTATGTGAAAGACCTGCTGATTCTGCAACATCTGTCATTGTGATATCACTTGAATTATATCCGTTTCTTGTAATTTGGGTTGCTGTTACTATTAGCCATCCGTTTCTTACACCCATTGCTCTTAAATCTTCTGCAATGTTTTTGATTTTCATGTAAGTGTTTTCAGTATTTGGATTTCTGAAATTAGAAAGAATATTAATATAGTCAATAACAATTGCACCTAGTTTAATTTTTCTTTCTTCTTCTATTTGCTTTAAATAAGCCTCAATATCTGGAACAGTTGCCTGTGAAGTAGGAAATTGTTTTACAAATAATTGTCCAGGAGGAGTAAAGCCATCTCCTACTGTTTCTAATTTTCTTTTAATTAAATCAGAATTTTTAGATTTTTCTTCGTATTCTGATATATCGATGCTTAATAGATTAGATCCGATTCTTTTCATAAATTTAATAGCTGACATTTCCGCAGTTATTACGGCAGTGTTAGTTCCCATCTTTACAAAATTAGCTGCATCATTTGCAAGGTAAATAGATTTACCAATATTCTGTTCACCTACATAAACTACTAAAGAACCATCTTTATCATAACCACCATTTAACGCTCTATCTAAAAAGTTATATCCTGTAGATACTTTAACTGCATCTTCAAAGGAGTGATCCTCTGGTTTAAAGAAGTTTAATCCTAGGTCAGAGTTAAATACGATAGAGTTTCTATCATTAATTAAAGTTTTAACCTTAGAGATGATCGAGTCTGCATTATCAGGTGTTACTTCAGTTGTTTTAATATACTCAATAGTATCTATTAAAGTATTATCGAAATTACGCCATTTAATCCAGGCTTCTGCAGTAGTTGTTAACCATTCTTCGTCATACTGATCTAAATCTACGTTATATACAATATCTATAATTGACTCTTCTACTTTTCCAGCTATCTTATCGTTTTTAATAAGAAGCTTCATTTGCTCGCTTGAAGGAGTTTCATGAAATTTGTCATAGAACTTAGTAGCCAAGAAGTGTATTAAGTCAATATCTTCAGAGGTGTAAAACCCTCTTTTGATGTTACTTAAATATTTAGGTTTTTGAAGAGATAGCTTAAAGAATATTTTTTCAAAATCAGGTCCAAATTTCATATTTTTTTTGTTTTATAGTTATTCTACCACTAAATCACCGTTTGTTTTTGCAAAAGGTATTTCTGACCATAAATTAATTGCAATTGCCTTCCTAGTTCCCTTTGTAACGGTATCGACGGCATGCACATCATCTCCTGCTCTAAATATAATTAATCTATTAGGTCGAGTTTGAATTACATCAGGTGCTTTGTCCTTTCCAGCAGTATGAACTATTAGTTCTCCTCCTTCGAACTCAGGTTGTGGTGGATAGTATACAGTCCCTATCACTGGTCTTAATATTTCTTCTCCGTTAGTTTTCTTGAACCAAGCTTCGTCTTTATCAAAGTGAAATCCTAGGCTGTTCTTGTGGCCCGTAGTGGGATTGGCCGACTGAATACCTGTCCAGTATTCAAATCCTGCTATATCCCATGTTTCTGATACGGGGCAGTTATCTGCCCATATAGCTTCTATGAGTCTTTGTTTTACAGTAGGTATATTGCCTGGTTCTTCGTTGAACCATCCTTTCCACCAATAATAAACACCTGGATCTGCAAAAAAAGTATTATCGTTTGCAATGTCCTTAAGGAGTTTTTCATCTTTAATAAAGTTATCTCTAATTGTTATCATATAAATGGGTTAATTAATATTTTATAAGCTTCTTTTCCTTCGGCAGAACTAGTTTGTTCAATTAATCCCATGCCAATGGCTTCAACTAATCCTGAATCTACGTTTTCATCTTTTCCTTTTGCAAAATATTTATTAAGTGCATGTTTAGTAAAAGATGCCTTTTGTCTATCAGGTTGTCTTACTGCTCTAGTGATAAATATGTGCATAATATCAAATGCATCTGGAAAAGATTCTAATTCTTCTTGAATTCCTAGGATATATTTAATAGGAAGTTTATCTTCGTCTATTTTGTTTATGTTCAATTCCATTATGCTTCACTATCTTCTAACATTTCTTCAACATCAATTGAAGCTATTTCTGAATTATAGTTGAATATTGGTTGAATATGTACTTCTATTTGTTCTAAAACGGTTTGTGTGAATACTTTCTCGGTGAAGAATTCTTTATTTGGAACCGCTTTATCTAAATGCTTGCAGATCCATGTTCTCGCAGTTGCCTTTGGAGTCTTAACTCCCTTTTCAATAGTTCCTCTAGTTATACCACAAATATCCCATGTTGCGTATTGTTCTAATCCAACGTAAGGGTTCATACCCTCAGTAAAGTTTAAATGAAACTTAATAGGAGTTGGCTTAGCGAAACGATTTTTATCTGGCTTAGCTGTTACTATAATTCCTACTTTATCTGCACCGTCCTTCAATTGAGCCTTTCCTAGCATAAGAACTATTGAAGCGGCATACTGCGGTCCTGTTCCTCCACCTGCAATTTGCATTGGAATAAAAGATTGGGATTGGTATGTATGATTAGTGAATAAGAAGGGTATTTTAAGGTCTGCTAAGGGAGTCATGATGATTCTGAATATTGACTTAAGAACCTTTGATCGAGTCATATCTGACTTATCTGAACCACTTGCAGCATCTGCTATTTCCTTTGCAGTTGCTAAATTACCTGCTGAATCTAATATGATCATAACCTTAGGAACACTTGCACCTGCAGTTTTTGCCTCTTGCATTTTTTGCGTAATGGTAGTTATAGATGTTCTAAAATCCTGAACAGTATTAGTTGGTTGGTAATTAACCTGTGAAGTATCAATTCCAAACTTTTCCATTTGCTCTTTATCAACGGCTGCTTCTGAATCATAATAGATTACCTTATATCCTTTCATGATTGCTTCTCTAACTGTATTTAGCATTAGGAATGTTTTACCAGTTCCTGAAGGACCAGCTATTGAAGATGATCTATTGTTAGGCCATCCTTTGAATATAGAGCCAGATACACATGCATTCAAATGATAATTACCAGTATGAATCCAGTCTGTTACTTCTGAAAAGTTAGAAGTTTCCATGATGGAACCTAGCGGATTAAGATTTGCTAATTCCTTGTTTAAATCGTCGAATGTAAAGTCTTTATTTTTTGCCATTTTTAAATATTTTTTTTCTTGTTTTCTTAGTGTTTCAAGTTCTTTAATAAGAACGTTGGATTCGTTTCTCATAGAATCCATTTTTTCTTGAAGTGAAACAAGCTTATTATAGATTGTTTTATATTTTACAACAAACAATTGTTGTTCTTCGTTAAGATTAGTTGGATCTAGCATTCTTTCTTTCTTCTATTTCGTCAAAAATACTAATTTGGTTAGTGTCTTCGACTTTTTCTTTAAAAATTAAGGGCCAAACCATCTTTCTTAACTTATCTCCTAGTTCATAATTATTAGGAGTTTGTTTAACCAATTCTATTATTTTACTTGTAATATTCATTTTGTTTATTTTTAAAATAATGATGCAGAGTAAATAAGGTTTCTATTTAGTGTTTGAAGACCAGTTGCTCTCAATACCCTATTAATAGGATCTATTACTGATTTTTCAAATTGAGTTTCATAATCAACAGATGGAGCAATTTCGTAAGGATGTGCTCCTGGTTGGTATGCATACATTTCACATGTAGTATGATTACAATGATAGAGCTTTAGTTTTTCACCATTACCAATCATTTTATATTTGTTCTTATACTTAGGATTCTGATTCATTAGGAAGTTATAAAATCCGGCTGCCTTTACGTTAGGTGGACATTTTAAACCATATTGAAATTCTATAGTATCGTCTACGATATATTTTTCTATGTTATTAGTTCTTTTATTAAATGCTATCTCGTCAACGTTAGACATTTTAAATTCTTTCTTTGCCGTTTTTAAGAAAGAAACTAATCTACTTAACATCTCTGCCGTTGGCTTTTCAGATAAAATTAATTTAAGAGACTCGGTTAAATGCTTTCTCGCAAGGGTTGGAGTAGAGGATTGAATAGTATCGAACCCTATTGTCTTAATTTTCTTAAGAGAAGGGTATCTATCATCTTCATCTAATTTATCTTCCCATGCAATGTCTTGTAAATATTTCTTTTTGGCTAGCCATATTCCGGAATAAGCGATAGTTTCTAGATCAAAATATAAGAAGTTATCAGTGTTAGTTACTTCAGCATATTTTGCCATACACTTTGTAATATAGTCCTTGATCCTGAACGTATATAGTTCCATGATAAACTTATCGATTGAAAGTTTGTTTGGTCCTAGCCATTCAATAGATTCATACATTTCTTCAAATTGAACATAACATGAATCTGTATCTATATAGACTACTGAAGGCCTTACTAATTTATTCTTAATGGAAATATTAAAGTGTTCATGGACCACAGTATCTTTAGGCCAAAACTCTTGAAAGTATTTATTAAGAATCTTTTCAGAATATAGAATTGCGTTCTGTCCTTGTAATGTAATAGATTCTGCAATGTCTATATTAAAAAAGTGAAACCACTTATTACCAAATGCACCGTAAATCGAGTTAAGTGTTACCTTGACAGCCTGTTCATACGCAGTAAACTTGGCGGACATCATTGAATAATGGTCCGCCAAGATTTGCATTTCATCCCTTGTAAGGTCGTCTTCGGGCTTGTTAATTAGTGTGCTTATATCCATCAATTACTCCGCTGTTTGACAGGTTGCAATTGTCAAGAGAGTTTCTGAATCGTTAGATCTTAGAACAACTCTATTGTCTAATACATGCGCAGTGTAATCTTCCTTGTCTAAAAGGTTAAGATATTTTTTGAAAAGAGTTACATTAGTTCCAGCATCACCGTCATAGTCAGGTGTTACTAGCATGTTGTAGGTTTTACCAAGTAATTTAACTCCACTTCCATTTGCATTGATTGAAAATGTTTCTTCTTTATCTAAAGCGAATAGATTTCTAACCTTAGCAAGGGAAGTATAATCTAGATCGAATTTAAAAGTTGAAGCTTCGGTGTTAAAGATACCTTGAATTTGAGCATCTGTTAAATCTTTATATCCTAATGATGGCTCAGAACATGCTAATGTGATTTCTAATTCGTCATTGAATATTTTGAAGGTAGTTGCAACACAATCTTCTTCGTTTTCAACGAATTCAATTTCTGCTGAAATAGCATCATAGTCAAATTGCTTGAATGCATCTGTGATTTTAGAAGCGTCAAAGAATGCAATTTTTAATTCTTTGTCTGTTGAGATTTGGCCATCTTCGATTTGAAAAACCTGAGAGATTGGCATTCTGTGATGCTTAACAGCATCTCTTTGTGGTAAATAAGCCGAAGCTTGTACGACACCATCTTTTAACTTGAAATAGACAAAAGAATCAATTACCTTTAATCTATTAACGAAGCCGATGAAGTTGTTTGAATCGACCTTACTGATTGAAATTTTCATGAATGTATAATTTTTATTTGTTTATTATTCTACACAAAAATCACAAAAAGTTTCAGTAAAAAAGTGAGGCCAGGAAGTAGCGAACTCCTGGCCTCGATCCGAGAACTATCTCGGTCCTAAGAAGTGGACTTAACCACAACTAATATTATTTGTTATCCATCACACGCTAAACAATCTTCCATTGCCCTTTGTGCAATATCTCCTCTCAATACAGATTCTGTTCTCATGTAATAAAGAGTTTTTATTCCCTGTCTATATGCTTCTAAATGAACTTGATTAATATATTTAGGTTCAGCTTGTGTAGGGAATGCTAGGTTTAATGAAACGGCCTGATCAATATATTGTTGTCTTACACCTGCTTGTTTCACTAATTCCATTTGATTAATTTCCTTAAAGGTTCTAAAAACATCCTTTACTGATATATACAATTCTTTCTCATGTTGGCTTAATTTATCATAAGATACTTGTTTAATTGGAGCATCGCTTGATCCTTCCTTTACCCAATATTCTCCTAATATATCAACATCTTGAACAGAACCACCGTCTTCTAATATTTTGTCCCATATTTGTTTTTTGTTCTGCTTGATTTTAGTTAGCATACTTTCAAGTGCAGGATTCTTTCTGATAAAAGTTCCTTTAGCAGTTTGTTCTGTAAAAACGTTTGCTGCCCATGGCTCAATACCTGGAGAAACGTTTCCAGCTAATTTAGAGTTAGAAACCGTAGGTGCAATTGCTCTCAAGTGTGTATTTCTCATTCCAGTTCCAACACACCATAGAGGTTCTCCATATTCTGTAGCTAAATCTCTACTTGCTCTTTCACTTTCTACTTTGATTTGAGAGAATATCTTTCTTGTTTCAAATTGAGCCGTTAAAGAATCGAATGGAATATTTTTATCTTGTAAATAAGTATGCCATCCTAAAACTCCTAATCCTAATGCCCGGCCTTTTTCAGCAGAACGAACAGAGTTTTCAAAACCTCTCATGTATTTTGCTCTGTTGATGAATTCTGTAAGAACTCCATCTAAGAAAATTGTAGCAGTATATACTAAGTCTGTATCTTTCCACTCTTCGTATTTTTTAAGATTTATAGAAGATAGACAACATACGAATGAATGTGATTCGTCAGTGTGCAATGTGATCTCTGAACAAATGTTAGTCATATAAACCTTTAAACCATTTTGCTTGTATGCATCTGGATTCATTCTGTTGATATTACCCTTAAACATGATGTAAGGTTCTCCAGTTGATCTTCTTTTTCTTATCACGGCAGCCCATCTTTTTCTTGCCTCTTTATCTCCTGCTTCTATCTTTTGCATAAACCCATCAGAAACTACAATACATTGGTGAACGTTTAGGCATTGTCTATTTACATCTCCCTTAGGTTCTCTAACCTCTAACCATTCCCAGAAATCCTTATGTTCTATATCTATATTAACGGAGGCTGCACCTCTCCTAACTGAACCTTGGTTAGTTGCTAATATGGTTGAATCGTATATTTTGATAAATGGAACTACTCCATCGGATGTTCCATTTTGTGAAATAGTTGCTCCTGCTGGTCTAATTTGATTTACTCCAACACCTACTCCTCCACCGTGCTTTGCAAGGAGCATTAATTCTAAATTCTTAGAGCCTATATCATGAATTGAATCTGCAACATCTATTCCAAAACATGAAATAGGTAAGCCCCTTTCGGAACCAGTATTTGAAAAAACAGGAGTGGCTAAATTTAACCATCCTTTCCACATATAATCAAAAAACTTACTTGCTAATTCAGGCTTTCTTAATCTTGATGCGATAGTAGTTGCAACTCTCCAATATGCGTCTTTAGGAGTTTCTCCTTCTAGAAGATATCCCTTGGAAACTGTTTTTACATAAACTTCAGTATTAGCCCATACTGGGAAGTCTACTCCTAATTTCCATCCTTCGGATTCTCCGAAATTTCTTTCTTTTCCCTTTTCATTGTATTCGGGGTTTGGTGCGTCGTTATAGTTTCTTATCATCGTGTATTGTGTGTTATTGTTAGGTTTATTATGAAAACAAATCGTCTTCATCCCAATTTTCATCTTCACCTGCTTTAGAATAATCAGTAGGTCTTACTGCAAAGAAATCTGTATGTGTATGTCCACCTGTTAGGTGATAGAACCAATCTAGTTCAGCTGCACTTTCTTCGTTGTATTCGAATATAGGATTATACCCTATTTCATTTAATTTTTCATTAGCTCTTTTCTTAATAAATTCTTTAAGATCGGCTGCTTTCATGTTCTCAAGGTCTCCCATTTCAAACATCTTATCGATAAACTTCATTTCCATTTCAACCATTAATTTAGCAGCTTCTTCAACTTGAGATTGCACAGA